ACCAGAGCGCCCGGTACACGCGCAGCTTCCAATGCTTATACGAGATCATGAAGGTGCCGATCTCGGCCACACCGGCGGCCTGCAGGAGCTGGATCGCGCGGCCAGATGCCGCGTCCACTTCCATGCCGATCAGCGCCGGGTTGGGGCCGTAAGAGTCGATCTCCTGCTTGGCCTCCTGGAGCATGGCGAGGTTGCCCTCGACCTCGGCCCCGTTGTCCTGGATCTCCAGCTCGTAGCCCTTGTTGCGCTCGATGTAGCCATCGACGCGGGCGGCCTCCTGGCGGGTCTTTTCGATGTCGTCCACCGCGCCCTTCTCGCCAATGATGCGGCGGGCGTTCAGTGCAAACAGGCCCTTCGAGCGTCGATGATTGATCTCGTCCTGCGGGCCTTTCCAGTCGCGGAAGAATCCGTAGCGGTCGTTCTCATGATCTACTTCGCAGCTCATCATGATGTACTTGGGGATGCTGCGGCGCTTCTCATCGCGGAACGGCGACACGCCCTCTTCGAGGATCACGTCGCCCGCGTAGATCGTGTAATACCAAGTGCCCGCGCGGCGATACCAGTGATCCACCAGCTTGATCTGGCGCTCCTGGCGGTTGTACCACGCATGATTGCGGCGCTCGTCGCCCCGGTCCCAGTCCGGTGCGTTCTCGATGTAGCCCTGGACCTCCTCGGCCTTGTCAGGCCACTGGTCCATGATGTCGTCCTCGTCCACCCAGCGCGCGGTGCCCATGTAGCGGGCGTCCGAGAAATCGCGCTTGCCAGACTTGGGATCGTAGAAAAAGTCGCGCTGGTCCACGTCGTCCAGCTCGATGTCGGGGTCGCCCCGGTCGCCGGGGGTCAGCACCATCTCGACGCCCCAGAGGCCTCGGATGCCCGCCCGCAGCGCCACCTGCGAGCTGCGGTCCTGCCAGTCCCAGCCGAGCACGTTGCGCAGCACCTTGGTCGCCAGCTCGGCCCCGTCCTCGGAGCCTGGGCTGGGCTTGGTCGGCCATGCCTTGGGGTCCTGGCGGGCCTTCTCGATCACGCCCACGATGGTGTGGATTTTGCGCTTCACCCGGTTGAACGTCACCGGCGGCTGGCGGCGGCTCTTGAGGATCGCCAGCTCCTCCTGGGTCCACTGCACGCTGTGGAAGTAGCGGTCGGCCTCGTTGGCCTCGTCGTTCTCGGCCCACTTCGCGCCGATGTAGTTGGAGTATTGCGTCTTGAGCCGAGAGAGCGGCAGGCCGCCGCCCTCACTGGTATCGCCTTGGTTGGCAGGGACCGCCACCGAGGGCTGATCGTAGGTCGGCCTGGAGGCCGGAAACTGCAGGATCTGCGCCGAGGCGGCCATACGCGGTACTCTACTCTACAAGGTGCCAGACGTTACCAGTTAGGTACGATAACGTCGAGGATCTAGGGCTTTAACCGTGTTAATGAAGATCTCGTTCCGTTTGCGGAAATCCGGCGGCAGGTCGGAGTAGGCCACGAAGGCGGGATTTTCCTTCTTCACTTCGTCCCGCACCGGGCCGTAGTGCCAGCCGTCCTGGGCCTTCTGGGTGAGCCAGCGCTCGTGGTTGGCATACTCGGGCTCGTCGGGGTTCTCCAGCCGGCCACGACCCCTAAGCGCATCGAGTGCTTGTGCTCGGCGCTGGTGTTGGTCCAGATCTCGTGGGAGAAGTCGCCCTGGCTGCGCGCCCAGGCCCTGACGGCCTCGTGCGCCGTGCAGGCGATGTTGTCGATGTCGGTGGGCGTGAGCCCCAGCGCGGTAACGCGCTCATACAACTCGTTCACTCTCGGGTTCCTCTTGGCTAGGCGAAGTAAGATCCGGTTGACATGGTGCCTGACATGCAACTCGGTGATGTATTGGGTCATGCGATCTTAGACGACGTGTAGCCCGATTGCTTAGACTGGCTGGGCTTATAGCCAGACGCGCGACGATTACTGGTAGCCTCATTTGGTTTGCTGCCATGTATGGCAACATCAAGGAGCTGTCCAACCTTTCCGAGGGCATCGTGCTGATCGTCAAACTTGGTGGACGGATAGCCCAGCAGCTCCGTCTCCAGGTCGGCGCGCCAGGGCGCGTCCTCGTCGTACCAGAGCCCCATGGTGGCGACGATGCCCTGCATGCTTCGCGCCATGGTGTCCTTATCGCCGCGAGCTGTAAACTGTTGCCGGTCTGTAAACGCCCGGCGCTTGCGCTGCTCGCGCTCCAGCCAGGGACCGACACCGCCGATGATCTGCCCGCGCTCCTCGGCCCAGGCAATGGGCTTCCAGCGCAGCACGAGATCGCACCACGCGCTCACCCACCAGTCAGACGTGGTCTGCTTGCGCCAGATGTCGAGCAGCCAGGGCCGGTCGTCAGGGTCGAGCCCGATGACCGCGTGCACGGTGAAGTCGCCGCCGCCCTCCTTGGTGGCATAGTCGCTGCCGCCGTAGATGCGCAGCATGTGTCTAGGCGGAATCTGTCCCGCGTTCACCGGGCGCAGCCAGTGCTTCTTCCAGTACGTTCCCTCCTGGGCTGTCGGGCTCTGCTGGTAGAGCGGATTCCACAGGCGCGGGTCTTTCTTGGCCTCGCGCACCATGTCCTCGGTGAACCACTCCTTCCACAGGCGCTCGCCGGGCTCGCGGCCCAGCGGGTCGTCGTAGTCGGTGGCGATCATGGGCAGCTTGAGCACGAACCAGCGCCCGCCGTCCTTGATCTCGCCCTCGTCCTGCAGGATGCGGCCCGAGAGATCGTCCTCGTGCCAGCGCGTCTGAATCACCACGACCTTGCCGCCCGGCTTGATGCGCGGGCGCACGTCGAACAGCCACCAGTCCCAGTGCTTGTTGCGGATCAGCTCGCTCTCGGCCTCCTCGCGGCTCTTGATGGGGTCGTCGATGATCGTGAGATCCGAGCGGAAGCCCGCGATGCCCATGCCGACACCGGCGGCCAGATACTCGCCGGGATCGCGCGGGCCGTTGTCCTCGTCGTCGTCATCGAGATCCGGCCCGCCGTTGTGGCCCATGCCGTCAGGCCGCGCGAGCTGCCACCGGCCTGCCGCTGCGTTGTCCTCGGAGATCGAGATGCCGAGCAGGTCGGTGTTCTCGCGGATGAGGTTTCGCACGCGCCGCCCGAAGCGCTCGGCCAGGGTCTGGGTGTGCGAGCACGCCATCACGTTGTGGTAGGGATGGCGCGCCATGTACCAGGGCGGGAACAGCATGCTGCCGTAGGTGCTCTTCGCGGAGCCCGGCGGCATAAAGATCATCATGCGGTCGAAGTCGCCGCGCTCCAGGCGCATCAGCGCCTCGTTGATGAGCCGGTGGTGCAGGGCTGGCATGAACCCTGCAGACCGGCACCAATCGTTCAGATCTTCCTTGGCGCGAAGGAGCTTAATCTTCCGCCGGATGATCCGCCGCCGCAGCTCGTCGTCTGGCGTCCAGTGCTTCAAGTTCTGCCTCTAGCTCGGACAGGCTCATCTTCTCGATGGCCTTGCGCTGTTCTGTGGGCTCCTCCTTGGGCACGCGCCACAGCTTGTTGCGGGACTGCAGGATCAGGGTGTTGGCCTTGAGCGCTGCAGCGGTTTCGGTGTCGGTCATCGCGGCGATGCGCATGACGTTCTGGGCCGCAATGGCCTGGATCATGTCGGCGCTGTACTCCAGCTCGACGGCGAAGTGGTAGACCAGCTCGTCCACGCTGATGCCCACGATGGCCGCGATGCGGTCCTCGCCCAGACCGTTGAAGCGCAGCGTCTTGACCATGTCGCGCTGGGCCTGGGTCGGCTCGAAGGCCTGATAGCCCAGCGCGGCCAGCTCCTGGCGCTTGCGCTTCTCCCTCATCGCGGCGGCCTCTCGACTAGACGGAAGCCCTGCAGCTCGATGGTGTAGGGGTCGTAGCAGCAGCGCGTGTCAGCGTACTGCGGCGGCATCGAGGCCCGCAGGGACCGCATCACATGCGGATCGACGCGCAGCTCGATCAGATCGCCGGGCCGGTCCATCGCGGGATCAGCCCGGCGGCATGCGTGGCGCAGCCGGTAGAGCGCCTCGGCCATGTCGAGGTAGAAGCTGGTGCTCATGCGGCCTCCACCGGGTCGAGCTTCTCGAAGCGCCCACCCACGCGCAGCCGGAACTGCAGGTGCGTCGAGTAGGCGGGCGGCAGGTGCTTCTGCTGCGCCACGCAGATGCGGTCGTAGCTGCGGCCCTGCAGGTCCTGGCCGAAGATGGCGATGTCGATGGTGTTGTCGCCCTGGACGCGCTGGTCGCGTTTCGGGCCGGTGGCACGCGGGAACCACTCCAGGGCATGGACCTCCGCAGTCTTGCGATCTCGTGCGACGAACAGCCAGCGCATCAGTCGAAGCTCCCCACCTGCGGGAGCTGCGCGCCCACCTGGGCGTCCTCCAGGCGCAGCGGGTCTGGGTCGAACGCGAGCGGGCTGACCTGGACCCCTGCTGGCTGGGCGGGCACGTCGCGCTCGGCCAGGAGCTTGTTGCTCTCCTCCAGCACGAGCCGGGCGTGCTCGGCCAGGGACTGGAGCGGGGCGCGCGGGTAGTAGCGCTGCAGGACGACGGCCACGTCCTCGACCAGCTCGTCGGTGATGTCGATGCGGAATCTCATGCGTCTAGACTCTTCGATTACGGAAGCCCGTCGCGGGCCTGCCTCCAGCTCCTGATAGATGCTCACCGTTGGCCCAACGTCAACGGCCAGCCGCTCCTCTGGTTCACCACAATCGTGCCAGTCCATTTCGGGCCGTTTGGCAGTACATTTCGGCCCAAATCCAGTACATTCCAGTCTATTCTTTTCTACCTAACCCCTTGGAAAGAAAGAGAAAATAGAGAAATGTACTGAATGTACTGCCTAATCCTGCGCACATTAGAGCGAGAGTGGCATCAGGTCCGTGTTATGACATGCGCGCGATGGATTCTGTTACACTCTCGAGCGTGTAACTTTATTACGCTTGACAAATCACCCAAG